GGCACTGCTTCAGCAACCGCTGACGTATCCGTACCTCCATCTCCAGTTACATTAACAGCAACTCTTGGTACAGCCGTTGCTGAACCAGAACACGTAGTTACACCTACAGGCGTTTCATTTGAAACACAACTATCTGGTGCTTTAGCTATTGAAGAAGGAGCAGGAGTAGTTTTAGGAAGTTTACCTATATCTTTTGCTGTAGGAGACGAAGCAGGATCAGGAACTGTTGATGCAGGTTGGGGAAGATCTACATGGGGATCTTTTGCTTGGAATGAAAATATAGAATTTTTTGCCAATGTCAGTGGAGTTACTATGTCCACTGCGTTGGGGACCACTACACAAGAAGTGGGTACAGGCGTGATTGTTAGTCCAACAGGGCTATCAATGACTTCTGCAGTAAGCTCTGTAACTATTTCAGAGGCTTCAGCGTTAGTAAATCCAACTGCTTTAACTATAGGCGCTGCTTTATCTGGAGTAACGGTTTCAGGTGAAGGTAGTGTGGGAGTGATTGCTCCTTCAGATCAATTAGATTTTGCTATTGGAACTCCTACTATTGAAATATTTACGCAAGTAGACCCTGTAGGAGTAAGTTCAGTAATAACTGCTGGAACAGTAACAGTCGAGGCCGATGCTTTAGTAACTCTTGACAGTTTAACTATGGGATTTGCTGCAGGAACTGCTTCAGCAACAGGAGGAACAGGTGTAGTTGTTAGTGTATCTACAGTCGCTCTTTCTTTTGCTCAAGGGACAGAGATTGCTACGGGTGGGGCCGTTGTGGATTTAACAGGAGTTTCTATGGCCACGGCTCTAGGAGATTCATTTAGCACGCCTTGGGCTAACGTGGTAACAGGGGCAAGCAATACCTGGACAGAGGTAGATGCAGCATAAATAATTGTTGCGAGATTTGACAAAAACTATATATTTTTAAGAGGTGAAACATGACAAGTACATTTACAGATAGACTTAAATTAGAAAAAATGGCAACTGGTGCCAACGCTAACACTTGGGGCACAAGAACAAATAATAACTTAGATGTTGTTGATGCTTTTAGCGGAGGTTACATCGCAAAATCTGTTGCTGGTTCTGCTAACATCACTCTTTCGACTGCCGATGCAGATCCGACTGCTGAGTCTTCTAACAAAGTCATTGAACTTACTGGAGCTTTGACAGGAGATATTGTAGTTTTTATACCTGCTGCAGAAAATGAGTATATATTTTTTAACAATACTTCAGGCTCACAAACACTAACTATCGCAGCGACAGGGCATACAGCTAATGGTTTACAAATAGCACAAGGTGCTTACTCGCATATTTATTGCGAAGGATCATCTAATTTCAAAATTTATAACGCAGTAGATAAGTTAGGCGCAGTAACAATAGCTTCAGGTAAAGATTTAACTGCAGGTGGCGGTAATATTATTTTAAGAAGTAATGGAACTGTCTCTGCAACTACCTTTACAGGTAGTGGTGCTAACCTCACAGGTGTTGAGCCTTTTCCTTCAGGAACAAAACAAGTTTTTTATCAAGCATCCGCACCAACAGGTTGGACACAAGATACAACAGCGGCACTTAACGAGGCCGTAATGTCAATTGTAACAGGTTCAGGTGGAGGCACAGGCGGTTCTACTGCTTACTTCTCATCTTTCTTGGCAACAACTGACAAAACAGGAACAGATCCTGATGCACCTGTCACTATTTCTGCAACAGTTTCAGTTTCTGCATCTATTGGTTCGACAACATTATCGACACCAACCATAGCATCTCATAGTCACAACGTTCCAGGTTCTACACCTGCCAACCCAGGCACAGAAACGACTCAACCTAACATGATTTTGATTAGAGATGGAGCACAAGGTAACTCTCAAAGAAACCAAACAACAGGTAATACTGGTGGTGGCGGATCTCACACTCACCCATTTAGTGTTACAAGTTCCTCATTAAACGTATCCAGCGCAACTGCTGATGTTGATACGACTGTTCCTGCAATTAACGTCAAATACGCAAACGTCATCATCGCAGCCAAAGACTAATTGCTGTATTTAATAAATAATTTTCTGACTCAAGATCAGTTAGAAGATATTTATTTTAAGATTTTAGACACAAGAAAATGGTACTTAACAAGAGGTAGTAATCAAAAAGAATTATCAGGTTTTTGTGGTTTAGAGATAGAGGATGAACATAGTGATATATTTGGATTTTTAGTTACAAATCTGAGACATAGAGCTAAAGAATTAGGTGTTAATCTATCTAATAAAATTGAAAGAATACACGCCATAGTTAAACAAAAAAATGCACCCGTTAGTTTTCATCAAGACACCGAGGACCCTAATGCTTATTCTTTTGTTGGTCTCTTGACTCCCTCGTGGAATAAAGAGTGGGGCGGACAGTTTGAAACTGAAAACAAAAAAATTATTTTTGAACCAGGACAATTTGTTTTAATAAAATCTAATCAACTTCATTGTGGGTATGGCCCATCAGTGGACATACCTTATTGGAGATTAGTTATTAATATAATTATGTTAGGAGAATAAATGCCAATATTTGATCCTGATGGGCAATGTCCTTTGTTAAAAAAGAAATGTATTAAACATCGTTGTGTTTGGTATAACATGTTACAAGGCAGAGATCCTCAAACTGGTGCCTCAATACAGGAGTGGGGTTGTTCGATAGCATGGCTCCCTTTAATGTTAGTGGAGGTGTCCTCTAAAATACAAAGCACCACAGCAGCGACTGAATCTTTTAGAAATGAAATGGTTTCGGCTAATATGGCTAATCAACAATTACAATTAGAGCAGATGACTGAGGCAGAAAGACAAAAACATGAGTCTAACAGAGTAAAAACTATATTTGAAATGATTGGTAATCATCAAAGAGCCATAATGGAAGGCGATGAAATGCTTCAAGAGAGATATATTAGACTCATGAGCAATAACAAAATTAAAGTAAAAGATCCAAATGATCCCACTAGCAAGGTATATAAAGCCGATAAACAAGAAAAAACCAACATAAAAAAGAATAGACAGAAAAAATCAAATAGTGTAAAAACGAAGAAAGGAAAAAAAAATGGCAACAACAATAAATAACACCACAGCCAACTCTAGATTAACAATTATCTTTGACGCTGGAGTAAATTCATCATCAGAAAATGATGGACCTAGATCTGGTTCTGGCAACACTGAGTCCGACGTATATGTAGATAATAAAGTTTATTACAACATAAGATCTCATACTGAAATTGATTCTAGCATTCACGCCCTACAGTGGAATGCCTCAACAAATACTGGAGAAATTGAGTACACAGATACTAGAGTAAACGAATCCGTTGACTCTTTGCCTCAGTGGGCTACAAACGTTGTTATAAGATGTGAAGCACAAGATAAGTGGCAAGAGTCCTATGACTCTTCTATAGCATCAGACGATGCAGATGTTGTAGCTAACGCTACCACCACTGCTGATACAGTAAGAGTAGATTACCTCACAGGACACAGCATAACTTATTAAAGTGAAAAGTTATATCTATGAACTTAGGAAGTTTATATCTCCTAATGTCTGCAAAAAAGTAATATCTTATTTTGATAATAATTATGACGATGCAAAGATAACTGGCTCTAAGTCTGCTGTAAAAGATGTTAGAAATTGCGTAACTAGAACCATATTAGATAATCAAACTTTTGGTTCTAAGTTAGTGGCTAATTATTTACAAAAGAAAATTTTTCATTTATGTAAAAGCTACAAAACAATATATCCTTACTTTTCCATAACTAGAATTTCTCAATTTGATATTTTAAGATATGATTGTAACGATCATCCCGCAGGGTATACTTTTCATACAGATATGGGTTCTAAAGCCACAGAGAGAACTCTTTCTATATCTATATCTCTAAACAATACCTATGAAGGTGGAGAGTTTGTTTTTGATTTACCAGATGGTAAAATTGAAATAACACAAAATGAAGGAGACGCTATAGCTTTTCCATCTAATTTTATGTTTCCTCATCAAGTAAATAAAATAACTAAAGGCACAAGATATGCCTTGATAGCGTGGGTGGTGTAATGAATCCGATATTTATTTCAGAATTTTTACCCAAACAAATTTTAGATTTATGTTATTCCTACTCTGTAATTAAATATGGTAACAAAAAAGATACAGATGTCGATGGACAAACGGGTTCAATAATTTTTGAACATGGGGACTATTTAATGGAAACTTTAATGCAGGCAAGTCTTCCAGTGATCGAACAAAACGTGGGGAAAAAGTTATGGCCCACGTATTCTTTTTTTAGAATATATGATAAAGGGTCGGATTTAAAAATACACAAAGATAGACCGTCTTGTGAGTATACCGTTGCTCTTTGTCTTGG